TGGATAGTTATTAACATTAACACCAATGCCAGTGAAGTCAGTTGGATTAATTTGTGTTCCAAAACTACCTGTTGAACCAACTTGTGTTCCGTTTAAGAATATTTTAACATCGCTTCCGTTTCTAGTTACAGCAAAATGGTTCCAAGAATTAGACGGAATTGTTAAACCAGTAGCATTAACAACTAAAGTAGCATTGATATACATAACCAATTGATTACCATTTACTACAGCAAAGAAAAATCCGTGCTCCCAGTTTGTTATTAAAGCCCTGTAACCGCTAGTTGAAGTTTGATAACCCCACATTTCCATAGTAAAATCATCTAATGCAAATGCACTGTTGTCAGATGCATCAAGCCTTACATAATCATTTGTGCCATCTAACAATATGCTGCCTGTTCCAGTATTAAATTGTGATGAACTAGCCGCCGCGCCGTTTTCAGCATATAACATTAACGGAGTTCTTGTTTCACCACCAGGTGGTGCATAGCTTGATTCACTAATTGCTGAATAAAATGCGTTCTTGGCAAGTCCTAACATATTACATATATCCTTTTGCAATGCTAATGTAGTAAGTGTTGTCAATATATGCAATATTAATTAAGTTGTCGCCAGTCATACTAATAGAATCTGAACCTTCATTGCCAAATTTCTTAGATGTAACACTAGCGTCAATATTAAACATACCACTCATATCGCTGCCTGTTTTAGATATTAACGTAACAGCTTGTCCTTCAGCAGGAGATGTAAATCCGCCAAAGGTAAATCCATCGTTAGTGTATTTCTGAACATTGCCATTAGCAAGATTAATTGTTTGTGTATTTGACACTGTTCCTAAATCATAAACTATTTCTTCATAGTCTTCTAATTTAATATTGCTAATTACGAAATTGCTGCCTGCTAAATTGCCACCGAGACTTGGATTTGTGTCTGCACTAACACTTGAAATTCCGCCTGCTGGTGCCTGTTGTGGTTCAATTTTTCCTGTTGCGCTATTGTAAGTTAGAACATAACCATTAGCATTACCAGTCAAGTCTACATCACTTAAATCGCCAATAGATTCGCCAGTAATATCTTCAAGTTTGTCGTTATTTAAATTGCTAAAGTTTGTATCGCCTTCAGCAAAGGTTAACGCGGAACCTTTTGTTTGTCTTAAAACTATCGTGCTCATTAAGTATCTCCTTGATAATATGCTAAAATGGGGGGGAATTTCACCCCCCTAAAATAATCAGATATTAATCAAGACTGATTGTTAAATTGGATGCACTAATTTGAAAAGTGTCATTCTCGTCGATATTTTTTGGTGTGGTAACAGCGCCGTGGAATAAAACATTGCTTGATCCATCTACTACCGCTACGTGGGTAATAGTTCCCCAGGCAGCACTTGCTGTTGGAAATTGAACTGTTGCAGTGTTAGTTGCTTGGTTGCCAGTTACAGTAAAAGCAATAGACTGACGTGCATAGCTTCCGCCGCCTATTTCTGAAGTAACAGTGCCACTTTCAAGCCCGTCATCTGCTGTGAATAGTGCTACTGATAGTGTTGGTGGTGTATAAGTTGCTCCACCTAATACGTGGTTTAAAACCGCATTTTCTAAATAATCTGATGCCGCTGACATAATTTTCTCCTTGTGTTAGTCTGCTCTCTTAATGAAAAGTATGCAGACAAACATTTATGTCTGCATAGTATTTAGCCTAATTGTAAAAAATCAATAAAAAAAGGCAAAAAAAGATGTTTTATATTTCTGAATACCCAATATAGTTTATTTGAGGACTACTTGTGTCACTCCCATATAAAACAGCAGTAGTGTCACTACAATCTATAAATGAAACATTAGCTGGAGTAAATGGTAAATTTAAATCTGCCTGAACTAAGGTTCTATCTAATGTTCCAGTTGCTTGGTTGTAAATTTGCAATTTTATTCCGTCGTCGTTCACAATAATATAATTTGCGTTTATTTTAGCAATACCAAATACATTTGAATATAACAATGGCTCTGTTATTGAATAATTTAAAGATCCATTAAATCCAAATGATTGGATTAGTTCAACACCGCTCTCATCAAGTTTATAGGAACTAGCAATAATTCTTTCATCATTCATATCTAAAGTATTATTGCTAGCTGTTAATGCGTAACCAGACGAAGGATTAATAGTTCCTGTTAAATTGCCAGTTGACAAAGAATATACATATATTACATTATTACCAGTAATTGCAATATAATTATTATTCATTGCAATTTTTAAACCAAATAGCGATGTATCAGGACTATTAAACGTTCTATACAGAGTCCCGTCTGAGTTGAATATATAAACTTTTAATTCATCCTCAGTTGCAACAGCAATTTTATTGTTATTATTAATAGCAACACTAGTGCCAAAATTGCCACTTGCAATTGGATTAGGGCTATCTAACTTTCTAACAAAATTTCCGTTTGTAGTATTGTAAACGTATGCAACTCCGTCATAGCCATTTAAATTGCTTTTATTTCTAATACCAATTACAATAAAATCATTATTCATTTCTATACAAGTAAACCCAATTTGTATTCCACCGTTTTGATACAAACCGTCGTTAGTATAAATTGTTCCTACAGTTGCATTTGTTGAATAATTCTTAATACCTATAGTATAAGGTGACGGATTAGTTAAAATGTAATTATCTGATGCTCTCATTTTAACTGATAAACTTCCAGTAGATGTAACACCAGTAAGCCAATCAAACTTCCAAATTAATCGTGCAACAGCACTCATATTTGTAGTTGCATTAAATGTTTCGCTTAAACTATATTGTATTGTTGCCGTTGCCGTTGCCGTTGAATTAGCAGTTAGATAAGTTTTTCTTAAGAAGAATGTATCTACTAAATTAACATCATACACTCTTTGAAATCTTGCAATTTGATTAGCACCGTTATTAACATTAATATCATAACGTAATCTAATTTCACCGTCAATATCAGTAGGCGAAGTATTAACATCTAAAATAAGTCTAGGCAGCAATGCATCTAATTTTTCTTTTGTGCCATTCATTGTTAAAGTTTTATTTGCGGCATCCCATTCGCCAGGAAAATTATCATCTAAGCCGTATTGTTCAATAACTCCACTTGCTTGTATTAAATTGTATATTTTCCTACCATCATAACTCCACCTAGCTGGTAATATACTTGTATATGGATAATCGTAATATTCACTTCTTTCCACAAATTCTAATCCAGTATAATCCCAGTTTTTATTATTTGAAATAATTCTACTTCCGTCTTCTGACAAATAAGAATTTCCAGTTATTGATAATGTTTGTTCTATAATATAAGTTGATCCGTTCCATTTATATAAAACATTATCAATAAGCGCATAATCATTTGAAATGCTGTAACTAAAAGAAGTATATGCCTGCTCATTAGTTTCATAGACTAACGCCCAGGATCCAGATATTTTTCTATATAAAGATGTTTTAACTTTTGGAACAGCCCAATCTGTCCAACGAACCATTACACTTTGTCCATCTGCACTAACTTTTGGTTGAGCTTGTGTTTGATTGCTCCATCCAGCAGGTGTATGTGTATATGCTAAAATGTAACTTGAGCCGTTCCACTCATAAATCTTTAATGTTCCTGGCGTAATATTTCCTGATCCATTATGGTTCCAGGGAATTAACACTAATACGTTAGCATCAGCACTAAATTTAGGAGATGTTTGACTATATTCGCCATATTCAGCAGTTGAACCGTTTAATATCTGAGTTAATGAAAAATTATTAGCAGTTGAACTCCTACGATAGATATAGATATCGTAATCATTACTACCAACAGTTCCTTGCATTCCTAATGCTAAAGTATTTCTACTTGCTCCAACATTTAATGGATAAAAACCAGTAGCAGGTGATAAATCTTGGTTTTTATTCCAGGGTGAATTTACGTCAACTCTATTATAGACATAAAATTTAGTTGGTTCAGCATAGGCTGGCGAGCTAACAATAAGCGATAAATCATCAATTGACGTGACTACTAGATTACCAAAATTAGTCATATTACCGCTAACTGGAACAGTTAATAAATTATCATTAGAACGCCAATTTTCCCAATCAGCAGTTATCTCATCAACATTAGCAATATTAGTTATTGGACGAACAGATATTTCTAAATTACTTAGGGTATTAATAGAAAAGGTATTTTCTATTGGAAAAGTATTATCATTAGGATTATATCTTCCTTCTACATTTAGATTTCCTATTGTTCCGGAATCTACTAATTCAACAGTGTCTTTTACAGTGGCACTAGTATGAAACGCAAATATAGTATCGTCACTTACTCCAAGACTTGCAAAGGTATCTGTATCTACTATAAATCCAGGATCTATTGTAAAAAAATAATCAGTATCTAAATCAAATTGATTAAAAGTATTAATATAGAATCTGTTGCCGTGTATGTCGCAATCTATTTTCTCCCAGGAATTTATTAAAGTTGCAGAAGAACTTGTTCCCTGATATAACTTAACATTGCCATCATTTAATGTAATATCTCTATCAAAGATAAATTCTATTTCATAATCTTTTGAACTTTGCAAAGTATTATTTTGTGGACTAGTATCAAAAATTGTTGGTCCAGTTGGATTAGTAGTGAATTCAAAAGCATTTAATATTTCGCTATTTAATTCTCCGTCCCAGCTGTCAATAAATGCTCCATCTTCAACAGCTATCCTGTAATTAGTATTTAGAGTCCAAGGAATGCCAAATGCTTGTGTATCTATAATAATCTTCATATCTTATGCTCCGTATGTTATTGCTGGATGTGTTGCTGGTATTGATGCTACTAAATTGTTATTGTTATCGTATATCAATATATTTCCAGACCCAGGAGTTACATTTCTATCTGTGTTTAGTGTAATACCATCTTCGTTTATTGATCCGCTAGGCGCTACTTCACCTGATTGTATAATTGCTCCAGGGTCAACAGTTAGTGTTATTTCAGAACTATTAGAAACTACCCATTGTTCGCCACAATTATTAACAATTGATCCTGCATCTGCAAGTATATAGTATGATTTGGATTTGTCCATACCAACAGTTGGATTAATTGTTAAAATGCCGCCTGCAATGTTTAACAACAAATTAACATAAGTTCCTTCAACATCAAACGATTGATGCAGAGCTCCGCTTTGCTCGTAAAGGTGTATAAATCCAGTGCCAAACCTAGCTGATAAATCATTAAATGTAATATAAATGTTGGATCTTGGATGTGCTAAATTTAATTGGTTTACATTGCCTTCCCATTCGTCACTATCAACATCATAGCTTATATGATTAAACGGTGCATTGCGTATAAATGATCCTGTAAACGCATTACTTGGTGCAGAACTATTACATTCGTCGCCACCTAATAATAATCCTTCTGGTGCTGTTACAGTATAATTTGTGCCAATTGCTAATCCTATACCAGATACACTAGCAGTGGCAATATATCCATCTGGACTAACAGTAAAAGATCCTATTGGTGCTGTAATGCCTCCAGGATTAAATGTAAGTGCTCCTGAACCAATAGTTAAATATGAATTGTTAGTAATAATTTGTATTTCGTCAGCACATTGCCCTAGAGTTAAAATACTTATATTTGTATTAGATTCAGGTAAAGTATAAGGTGTTGTTGTAGTGGTTGGAGTGCTGAAATACCAAGTTCCAGGAGAGGTTATTGGATTGTTTGAAGTAGCATTACAATAACTGACAAAATCCTCATCTATTAATATGAAATAATCAGTTTTAAGCTGTCTTGGACTAAAAGGTATTTCAAGAACATCATTATGAACAATGCAAGAGCTGCCAGCAATACTCTGAACTAATGTTCCATCACTTTTATATAAATGTATTGATCCGGCACCTCCACCTAGTGGGCCATAAATTGATCCACTAGTTAACCCCCAGCGAATATAGAAACTACCATTGATAGGAACAAAGTTAGGAGGAACAAATTCTAAAGGATATCCGTCGTCATTTCTTGAATCGGGCCAAGTTTGAAGAATAGTTAAAGCAGAACCAGCTGAGCCGCCACTTCCTGGAGTTGTTGGATCATTAGGATCTACTGGTGGAGTAACTTCACCGCCATCACCGCCATCATCTCCGGTATGCGAAACAGTAATAACAGTTCCGTCAGCACTTGCTTCTACACTTGCTCCAGTAAAGTTGATTACACTAACACTTGAACTTATTTCTGTGCCTTCGTCTTGAATGCTAATGTTAGTTGGAACAACAAAAGAACCGTCTGTAGTTTCACCTACAATGTCAAACCCAGTCACATCTTCAAATGTTTGGAATATCTTGTCAAATAGACTTGTGTTGGAATCACCGCCAAACAAGCCGTCTAAGTTGTTTAACAGCGACACAATACCTAAAGCAGTGGCTAAGCCTCCACCTTCGTCTAAGATGCTTGTATCGGGCGTGATAGCATCAGGAACTTGTTCTGGAACAAATTCTACTAATCCACTTGGTGTAGAGAAAGGTCCAGTAGTTGTAGTATTGACACCTCTTGTTTTGATGTAGAAGTTTTCAGCATTTAGGTTAGTATATTCAAATGTAACATCTGTGCCACTTGTATAAACACCTCCACCAACAGGGCGTTTTGTGCCTATTAGTGTGTAACTTCTTAGAGCATCGTCTGTTTCTTGGTAATCAAATGTAATCCAGAATTCAATGCCTTCTACAACACCAGTAGGTGCTGTTGTTTCAATTTCAATGCGAGGACGATTGCTTCTTTCAAACTTAGTAACTTGTGGCGTGCCAGGAATGCCAATACTACCAATAGTAATAATGCCGTCATCGTCGCTTCTTGTGTATCTTGTGATGTTCTGTGTTGAATAAACATCACTGTCATACTCTAAGGCAGTGATTGACATTGAAAGAGCACCATCTGTGTCTTGTCTTTCTGTAATTGTAATAATTCTAAACAGTTTAGAACTAAATCCATATCTTTCATTGCTAATGTCAATAACATCGCCAGCCTTTAGATTGATGTAACTAAAGTCTGTTTCAAACTGTATAATCAAATCAACACGGCTTTGTTTCAATTCAATAAAGCCTAACACTTCTGCTTGAACTGGCTCGTTGATTATGTCATATGAAATATTTAGAGTGTTGTTTGGTTCGTTTGCGTTTCTGTCGCCACTTGGAACTTCAATCTTAACAAAGTCAGCCGAGTCACGTAAATCTCTGTGGGGGAAAGCAACCTTAACTCCATTATATAAATCTTGAAGTCCTGTGCCACCTACAGCAATATTGCCCAATATGTTGTTATCATCAAAACTTGCTAAACTTGCTTCTGCTTTGTTGATAACAACTCCCCACTGTCCTTCGTGAGTGTCATAACTTAGGTAAGAGCCAGCGGCACTTGTAATCTTTTCTGCGTTCTTAAGAACGTCATTCTTAGTGTCTAACAAACCGTTGATTTGGTATCTGTTTGCTAATGTAGCAGAACCAGTTCCTTGGTCCGTATAATTGACACTTGTTTGTGAATATGTGTTTAAGGTTGTAAAGTCAGCAGTCTTTAATTCTGAAGCACTGATGCCCGCACCATACACATCTGAAATAAGATAGTCGTAAAGAACGTCACCTGGGTTTCGCATATCACTTTCTACGTGGAATAGCATATTGCCAATACCAGTAACGTTCTTTTCACGACTGTAATCTACTCTAACAAGGGCAAATACTAAATCATCCATTGGATGTGTAGAAGGAGCCCAGTTAGGGAATAGTGTATCAGCATTTGGAACTGATCCAGTATAGCCTGCTGGAACTTGTCCATCTGAGCTTGAACCAGCATATAGATAGACTTTAACAAGTCCTGACACACTTCTATCTATTGTGCCGCTTCTATCAACTGTATAATCAGCAGTAACACCATCTGCTTGAAACACTATTCTCTGTTGGTTCCAATATACGTCTTCAAATGTGTAGCCAGTCGCGGCTGAATTTGAATACTTAGAACCAGTCTTTTCTGACAACACGAGACAATACCACATAGTCTTGTTTGCGTTTGTCATTGCGGCATCTGATATGTTGCCGCCAAAGTATGCTGAGCCATATAGAACTGGTATCTTAGCTTCAGCATCAGGCTTAACTTGAAGCCTCACACCCTTGTCTATGTTGTTTGTTTCTGAACCTAATTCATTAGCCTTTAGAGCACTTTGTGAAAGTTTATTGACAGCATATCCTAAGATTGCTGTTCTTGCTAATGTGCTGGCAATTGAGTTTCCTCCAAGAAACCCTAATGCCGTCTTACCGAAATTTACTATGCCACTTAAGAAACTCATTGCGGTGCTCCAAAGTTAAAGTTGGATTTGGCAAGAGCACTTACTCTATCCATACTGTTTTCGTTGGGGAAGTCTATTGGATTGGTTCTACGTCCGCTTACTTTATTGTTTAATAATTCAACAACACTGGTTACATTCAACGCAATAGTAATTTCGCCAGTGTCGTCACCCATACGCAAATCATCTGCAATTTCGTAGTTTGAAACAATGCCGTGGAACTTACCAGCTGGGTTGCCTGTTATTGGTAGTAGATTGCCAGTGTCAGGATCAAAGAATCCTCTATACACAACTAAATCACTACCTTTAATTCTGTTGGTTAAGATTTCACTAATATTGCCACTTGGAATGCCACTAATAACAACAGTAATTTCTTTGCTTGAAGCACGAAGTTCATCACTTGTGTCTGACACTGAAAGCAATTCGCCTAATGCTTGGTATGTAACACCGTCAATGTCGTAGTCTTTGTGATAATCACTAAATGTTAGTGTTTGGTAGCCTGGCACTACCATCTTGACAAATATGTTTGTTTGAATGCTGTTGTAAGTTGTTAAGTCTAAACTCATTATATCGACTCCACAAATACAAACGCTCCACTCCAACTAATTTGATCGTAACCAAATATAGTCCAAGTAGGCATCTCTACACATAATACGTTCCAGGATACGTTTTGTCCTACATTTAAGTTATAAGTGCCAGCACTTTCTCTCACAGGACGATGAACTGTAATTGTGTTGTCATTATACGCAACATCTTCAGTAACAGTATAAACGCTTTCAGTTCCAAGCTGGATATAATCTCCAGCTCTAAATCTAAATCCACTACCTAAGGACGCACCACTTGTAATTGTTAGAGTGTTACCGCCGGTATAACTGACTTGGATGCCAGTTGTAGTAGTTAAATCACCTTGGTAACCAGTAATGTATTCGTGTGCCGCTTTGTTGATTTGAATTGTGCCAACTGTAGTTCTGTCTAACGCTTCTACTTGTTCAATTAGTCTTCTATTGTCACTCCAACGAGGACCAGTTGGTAGTTGAACTCTAAATTCATATACTTGTCCGCCAACTGATGTTGCCTTAGTAACACCACTTCGTGATACTGTTTGAGCAACTCTTTTTCTTTTGCTTATGCTAATCGATGTAGCATTATCTATTACATATTGAAATGACATAATCTATCTACCTTATCTTCTTGTCTGCGGAACGCTTCTTCGTCCTTGCTCAGTAACAGCATATAAGAACTCTGGATCCTTTGCTACCATTTGCTTGAAGCTCATAGCATCCACAGCATTT